TGGTTGGATTAAAATTACAAATAATAAAAAGTTAAAAATTTTTGATGATGATTCAAAAAATTTTAATTGTAGGTATCAACTAGAATGTCCTCAAAAAAATATTTCATATTTGGAAAAAGATGAAATATGTGATTTATTAATTGCATCTTTTGATATTGAATGTGATAGTTTAACAGGTGATTTCCCTCTTGCTTTTAAAGATTTTAAACAATTAGCTGTTGATATATATGATACATATACATTGTGTTATAATAATTATTTCAAAGATTTTGATATTGATATAAATCAACGAATTAATTATATCAAAGAAGTAATTAAAACTGCATTTAGTGGGGATAACTCAATTGGAGAATATGGATCAAATGTAAATTATATTAAAACAGAGAATGGAAATCCAAGTGAAAAAAGTATAGAAAATCTAACAATATTTAAAGAATTAATAATGGATAATATTGAAAAATCAATTATAGATGGGTTAAAAAATGATAGAAATGATATGATTAGTTATATTAAAAATATTTTAAATAAAGAATTAAAAAATAAAAATGGTTATAAGATCATTGTAGCTGGAGACCCAATTATTCAAATAGGAACTGTATTTTATAATACCAATAAAAAAACATATGAAAGATATATACAAATTATCAAACCAGATGAATGTATAGATGAAGAAATATGTGATGATATAGATAATATTATTGTAGAGAGGTGTGAAAATGAAAAAGAATTATTACTTAAATGGAAAGATATGATAAATCGGGTTGATCCAGATTTAATTACAGGATACAATATTTTTGGATTTGATTTTAATTATATTATTAAGAGAGTAGAGAAATTTAAGATTAAAAATGAATTTTATAATTTAGGTAAATTAAATTCAGATTGCGATGATATAGATAATCATTATTTTAAACAATGTAAACTTCAAAAGATTTTTGGTTCCAGTCAAGGAGAAAACGAATTAAATTATATATCAATGGATGGAAGAGTAATTTTCGATGTTCAAAGTGAAATCAAAAACAATCATAACTTAGATTCTTATAAACTTGATAATGTTGCATCACATTTTATGAGGGGTAATGTATTAAAATCAGATAAAGCTAATATCAAAGATGAATTAATTAATATTTGGAATTATGAAGATATTAAATATTGGTTGTTTAAAACAAATAATATTGGTCATTTAAAAAATGGAGATTATATTACTATTAATATTCATAGTAATATTGGTGAAACATTATTATTTAATAAAAAGAAATTTATGATTAAAAACATATATGATAATCATATTAAATTAATTATACCATTAGAATTGAATATTAAAAAAGAAATTAAAAAATATAACTATACAAAAATTGAATGGTGTATGAATAAAGACGATGTATCGCCAAAAGAAATATTTAATTTACATAAAAATGGTGGATCTAGGGGTAGAGCTAAAGTAGCTAAATATTGTATTCAGGATTGTGAATTATGTATAAATTTAGTAAATTTATTAGATTTTATTCCTAATAATATTGGTATGTCAAATGTATGTTATGTTCCATTTTCGTATATTTTCCTAAGGGGTCAGGGTGTTAAAGTTACATCAATTGTTTCTAAAGAATGTTCTATTAAAAATACAAGAATGCCAACATTAAAAAATTTCTCGCATGATAATAGTGGTTTTGAAGGTGCTGTTGTATTAGACCCTATCACAGGAATTTATGAAACAGATCCAATCGTAGTATTAGATTATGCATCATTATATCCATCAAGTATTATTGAAAATAATTGTTCACAAGACAAATATATAACAGATGAAAAATATATGAATATGCTAAAAGAACAAGAACCGGAAAATAAACTTGAATTTAAAAGTAAATATGATGAAATGATTGAAGAAATTAGTTATGATGATTACACTATTATTAAATCAGGACTAAGTGTTAAAAAAGAAAAAACAGGTGAACAAATTACATGTCATTTTATTAAAAATAAAAAAGATGAAAATGGAAATATTATTCCTTCATCTCAGGGTATTATCCCATCTGTATTACAAAGTGTATTAGATGCTAGAAAATCTACAAGAAAAAGAATGAAAGAAGCAGGAACAACTGAACAAAAAAAGAAAGTATTAGATGGTCTTCAATTAGCATATAAAGTTACAGCTAACTCAGTTTATGGTCAATTAGGTGCTCGCACTAGTAGTATATATATGAAGAAAATTGCTGCTTGTACTACAAGCATTGGGAGACAGAGAATTGATGATGCAGATAATGGTGTTAAAGATTGGGCAAAACATGAAGGATATGAAGAACCAACTATTGTATATGGTGATACAGATTCTGTATTTATTAAATTTTCTAAAAAAGATTTAAATGGGGATATATTAAGTGGTGATAATTTATTGAAACATTGTATTAGATGTGGTATTGCGGCTGGTGAATTTGTAGATGCTAGATTAAGAAAACCACAGAATTTAGAATATGAAAAGACATTTTATCCATTCATTTTGATATCTAAGAAAAGATATATTGGTGATAAATATGAATGGGAATCAGATGTTGATAATAAGAAATTTAAAAGAACATCAATGGGAATTGTAATGAAACGGCGAGATAATTCACCAATTGTTAAATATGTTTTTGGTAATATTATTGAAAAGATTATGGTTGATAAAGATTTTGAAGGAGCATTAGAATGGTTAGATAAAACACTGAACGATATTATAAATGGTGAATTCCATGAAAATTATTTCATTATAAGTAAAACATTAAATTCATATTATAAAAGTCCAAAAAGTATTTCTCACAAAGTATTGGCTGATAGAATTGGTGAAAGAGATCCGGGTAGTAGACCCAAAGCAAATGATAGAATTCCATTTATGTATAAAGAAATTGTAGAAGTTGAACCAAATGGATTTGAAACAATTATTGAAGAAGAACAAATTGGTTATTATAAAACTGGTAAGCGTGCCGGAGAACCTAAATATAAAAAAGTGAAAAAACAAGGAAAACCGAAATTTAAGAAAAAGAAAATAATCCCAGGGGATAGAATTGAAACTCCCGAATATATCAAAGAAAATAATATTAAGATCGATTATAAGTATTATATAAGTAATCAAATTATGAATCCAGTTAAACAAGTATTAGACTTGAATACTAAATATTTAGATAGAACAAATGAAATTTTTAAAAATAAAATATAATATTAACGATTCTGATTGGTATGAGCTATAAGTAAGACAGATATGAATGGAACAAATATGTTATTTTAGTTCAATTGTCATATAATATGATTTTTGAAAATCTGGATTTAAGTCAATAACATTCAAAAGTATTATTGAGGTAATATTATTTAATAGTTTATTTCAATAAGTTTATTTTACTCAAAATTTTTTTCTAAGGTATAGTATAAAAATATGGGTGGAGGATTAATGCAACTAGTAGCTTATGGCGCACAGGATATTTACCTAACCGGTAATCCCCAAATTACTTTCTTCAAAGTTGTCTACCGCAGACACACTAACTTTTCCATGGAGTCTATTGAACAGACGTGGAACGGTGACCCGACCACTGGTCGCGCCACTGCTACTATTTCCCGCAATGGTGATTTAGTATACAGACTATACCTACAACAGACTGTCACTGTTTGCACTCCCCCCCCGAAGGTTGCCAACAAGTCATTTAGTTCTGGTAAAGGTGGTTGTAATAGTAGTGGTGGTGGTTGCTGCAACTCGGATTATGGTCCAGTTGTCTACAATCCTGGTCACTTAGTTATCAGACATGTCGAGGTTGAAATCGGTGGCCAGAGAATCGACCACCAGACAGGTGATTGGATGGAAGTATGGGCTCAGCTTACTCAGGAAAATAGTGCTGCTGTCTTAGGTGTTGTTGGCGACAATAGTGGAACTAAGTTCCAGAATATGGCCCGCGGCGGTGGTTGTGTTGTCCTTTCTTCGCAACAGGGCAAACACTCTGTAAGTGAAGCTGTTGCTTGGGGTAGTAGAAAGGATCACGGGCATAAAAAAGCTAGATTCACTAAATATGATGCTTACGTTCCTCTACAGTTCTGGTTCTGCCGTAACCCCGGTCTCGCTCTACCCCTAATCGCCCTCCAGTATCACGAAGTCCGTATCATTCTACAGATTAATACCGACTTTGTCTGTGGTCCCCAATACAATGGATCCAACTGTCAGCCTTCCGCGTGTATTCAGGATAACTCCCTATATGCTGATTACATATATCTTGACACCGACGAGCGTCGTCGTTTCGCCCAGGTCAGTCACGAATACCTAATCGAACAGATTCAGCACCAGAATTTCCGCAGCAACGGTGGTTCCCTCGACTTAAACTTCAATCACCCCGTCAAAGAGTTAATCTGGACTGGTGGTCAGAGTTCGGTTACTGGTCTATTCGGTATCCTACCGGGCGCCTCTGCTGATTACCTTATGCCCGACTTCTATGCTGACTGTGAAACCCCTGGGTTCAATGCCACTTACCAGCTCAAACTTAATGGCCATGATCGCATGTCCCTAAGACCTCTTGAATACTACACCAAACAACAGGTATATGATTACCATACTGGAACTCCAGTTGGTTGTGGAGACTCTTACACTACCTCTTGTGACACCTGTTGCATGGGTGACCTTGACTTCCTCAGAAACAGCTGGGCTGTTAATGCACCCACTGCACGCGGTTCCGGTTCCGGTTCCGATTCCGATTCCGAATCTCACTCAAACCAACCAATGGCGCATCAGCAGGCTGATAAGAAAGATTTCTGGGACAAACAGGCCGAACTCGATGAAGGAAAAGGATCTTTCCCTCAAGCATACTATGCTGTTGGTCCTGGTCAAGCCGCTACTGCGGCCATTGCTGTTTACTCGTTCGCCCTCAAACCCGAGGAACACCAGCCAAGTGGCACTTGCAATTTCTCGAGAATTGACAATGCCCAGCTTGTCATTAACGGATACCCTTCGCAGGGTAAGAGTGGTTCTGGTTGCTGCTGCGACAACTACGATGTCTATGCTGTTAACTACAATGTCCTTCGTATCATGAGTGGTATGGGTGGCCTTGCTTACAGTAATTAAAGACAACGTTATTTATTAAGTAAATCTTATTTCTTTTTTATTTAAAATTATATTTATATAATTATATACTATAATATAATTATATGGGTGGTGGTCTATTACAGTTAATTGCGAGCACAGAATCTCCACAAGATGTATACTTAACAGGTAATCCTGAAATTACTTTTTTTAAAACAGTATTCAGAAGACATACAAATTTTGCAATGGAATCAATTCAATTAAATTGGCAGGGTTCAAATTCATTAAATGGTCGTGTATCTTGTATTATACCATTACTTGGAGATCTACTCGATCAGTTATATTTAAATATGACGATGGAAGTAACATCATCAATTAAAAATGGACAAGAAATTTCACCTATATATAATCCGACACATACTGTTATAGATACAGTTACATTAAATATAGGTGGAACACAAATTGATAGGCACACAGGTAATTGGTTAGAAATATGGAGCCAATTAACACAAAAAAATAATATAGGAGCAATGGGAAATATTACAACAAATCAAGGAACAAAATATCAAATATTAACAAAAAGTGGAGCAAATATTTATTATTTTGATGAAAGTATAGAACCAACTATAATTGATAGAGATACATTATCAACAACTGTGAAATTTGATGCCTATGTTCCTCTCCAATTTTGGTTTTGTAGAAATACTGGATTAGCATTACCATTGATTGCTTTAAGAGTTCACGAAGTTGAATTAGTTTTACAAATTAATACAGATTGTCTACTAGAAAATTCTACCGATAATAGTGGTATTAATTTATTAAATAATACACTATGGGGAACATATATATTCCTAGATGAAGATGAACGGTCTAGATTTGCAACTTCTTCTCATGAATATTTAATTGAACAATTATCATATAGGGATTTTATAATAAATGGTCAGTCAATTAATTTAAATTATTTAAATCACCCGGTTAAAGAAATAATATGGACTGGTGGAATTAATAGTATTAATGGATTTTTTACTCCATTACCTGGTGGATATTTTGATGATTCATCTCTAAATAAATATAAACCCAATAATATTAGTTATAATATATTACTAAACAATTCAGATAGATTTTTTCCAAGACCATTAGAATATTTCACACAACAACAAATATATGAATATCATACTGGAACACCAATTCAAATATCAGCTGATAGTATAGAAACTGGGTTTAGTATAGGTAAATCATATCAAAATAATATAGCTGTATATTCTTTTGCTTTAAAACCAGAAGATATGCAACCGACTGGAACTTGTAATTTTACTAGAATTGATGACTGTAATTTAGTTATTCATAACTTACAAGATACAACTGATAGAGAAATAAATGTTTTTTCAACAAATTATAATGTAATGCGAATATGTAATGGTATGGCCGGTATTTTATATTCTAATTAATCATCCCATATATTTAATCCAATATTTCTTTGAATAATTCTCTGTTTTAATTTTTCATTTGTATTTTCTAAAATTTTTAATCTTAATAATATTTCTAATAAGATCTCATCCTTATAATTAGATGTATTATTATCATCAGACTCTTTAGACACTACAATTGGTTCAGTATCTATTTTAATATCTTCTATATTTATATTATCTAATAAGTTTTCATATAAACTTGTATCAATTATTTGTTTATTATCAATTATTTGTTTATTATCAATCATCAATTCAATAGTTTTTTCAATTAATAAATCATCTTGACTTAATTCTTTTGGTAGATCAAATGTTATTCTATTCATTAATTATGTAAATATATTATGTAAAATATATAATTATTAATATATATACTTAAAAAAATAAATACATAATATAATAATTATCAATGAATAATGGATTACTTAATTTAGGTAATACATGTTATATGAATTCTATACTTCAATGTATATCACACTTAAATTTTTTAGATACATATAATATAGCTTTAATAGAAGAATGTTCTTTAATTAAAGAAACAAATGATTTTAAATTATTAGAATCATGGTTTAAATTAAATAAATCATTAAAGAATAAAAATGAAAATGGATATGTTAATCCGCGAGATTTTTACGATATGTTTTCTAAAAAGGTAAATGATAGTGAATATTATTTTGAAAATTTTGAGCAACAAGATGCCGCAGAATTTATAACTATATTATTTGATTTATTACATAAATGTTTAGAACATAATATTAGTTTTGATATTTCTGGTAAAATTAAAACAAATTATGATAAAATTGCTGTAGATAGTATAAAATATTGGAAAACTTTTTTTGAAAAAGGTTATTCTATAATAATAAAGCAAACATATTCACAATTATTAAGTGTAACGAATTGTCCAAATTGTGAATATAATACAACTAATCATGATCCAATTCAATATATATCATTACCAATAAAAAAAAACAATATAGATATATATTCATTATTGGATAATTATACAAAAATAGAACAATTAGATAATAATAATAAATGGATTTGCGATAAATGCAAAATGGATGTTAATCCGCGTAAAAGAATAATGTATTGGAAATTATCTGATATATTAATAATTCAGTTAAAATTATATAATAACAATATGAATAAAGTTAATTATAATTTTGATTATCCAGAAGTCCTTGATATGAGTAATTATTGTATTAATTATTATAATGATAATTTAAATTATCAATTATATGGTATAAGTATTCAAGGTGGATCTATGAAAGGTGGTCATTATTATTCTATATGCAAAAGTGATGAAAAATGGTATAGATATAATGATGAAAGTGTAAATGAAATAAGGAAAGAAGATGTTTTTAATAAAATACCGTATTGTTTATTTTATAAAAGAATTTAATTATATCAATGCGAATCTCTGATCCCAAGATGGATTCAACATTTGTGTTAATACTTCAAATAAATTGGGATCCATTGGTATATGTGTATTTTCTTCCCATCGTGCTTTCATAGTATTTAGTTTAGTTTTAATATCCCCATAATATTTACCTGAGTAAAAAAATCCTTGATTATATCCAGTGAACTCAGTTGTCGCCATACCCGATGATATATCTGTAATTGGATAGTATGGTCCGTCGGATGAATTGGAAGCCCCGATACTCCTATTGATATATAATAATGGATCGGGTGGATTTATAAATATTGGATCAATGCCACCAGATGGGCGGTATATGTCTAATAAATCATATAATATTATACCAATTCCCCATATTGCTGGAATGGAGTCACATACGAATCTAATTCCCAATGATACTTCTGGTGGTATATATGAATAGGATTGACCGGCATCACCTGCTCTACCTTGAAGACCCGAACAAAGAGAACCAATATCACCAAATACAATTTTAATATT